TTTTAAAGTAAGTGAAGAAGCCGTTGATTTATTTAATTATATGTCATTATATTTGAAAAAAAAATATTGGTATGTTGATGAAGAAATTATAGATGAAGTTATAGAATAATCTTTTACCGTTCTACGATGCGAAGCCTCTCCGAACTCCAAAAGCTTTACCAAAAATCTTTTAAGATTTATTTTTTTTTATTAAATTTTTTGGCCAGCTTTTTGGAGGACGAAAAAATACGAAGTATTTTGTAGGCCGGTAAAAAGTGTGTTATGATACAATGGGTTTATTACCCTGAATTAATGAAGCATGTGTAAATGTTAATTTTATAGATGCAACAACGGTTCCAAATGCTTCTAATGGAAATGTTTGGCCTTCGATATTTGTCCAAGAAATACCAATTGAAAATGAATTTAATTGTGTGCTCCCACATAATTGAAGTGGTGAGGAATAACTATCTAATGCCGGAAAATATGAAATTGGTTGACAAAATCCAGATGATGTGGAATTAGAATAATTTACGAGAAAATCACATAGCATAGGAACTTGTAAATCATTACCAACAGACCCAACTAAATTTAATGGAAGTGCGGCTTGTGTTGGAAATGCAATAGGTAAACTTGCAATTATTTGCAATTTTGCTAATGTTGCATATGCAAAAAATGTTTGACAATTTTGCGAATATTGTAGTGTTGTTGTCGTTGGGTCTGTTGGTAAAAATGATGGCGGTGTATTTTGTGGTGAGTAATTTACCCCAGTATTTTTTAAAACTAATAAACAATCTTTACCATCTGGATTACTTGTATTAGTTAGCCCTATAATATCCCATCCTAATAAATATTGTCTAAAGCTATTATTAAAATAAATTTCCACAACATCAGCGCCGGTTGATTGGTCATATTGACTCATTGGGAATCCATTCATTGTAAATAATTGCGCAGTTGGATTCCACGAAACGTATGGGGGATTTGCATCCATTGGTAAAGAACCAGCAACCGCTGCTAATAATTGTGTGTATGCAGTTGCTAATGCAGTATTCAACATCTCTGCAATTATATTATATGAAAATACATACCCCCAAGCATTTGTTGGCTGTGTTATTGTTGGTACTGGTGGAGCCACATATGTGCTATTTGTATTAATAACCCTTAAATATACTTGTTGAGATGCATATAATCCATATGTTAAATATACACTATAAATTGTATTATATCCATCATTATTTGGGGATGTAATATTTATAATTGGGTCCCATAATGGTATTTGTTGAGTATTACAAATAAAGCGAGATACTGAAACATAATAATCACTCGGATTTGCAACAATTGCTTGCAATCTATTTACATTTGTTGTAATTGCATTTATTGATGTTGTATTTAGGGATGATAGATTTACCTCTAAATCAAAAACCATAGGGGTTGCACTAGACATCTTACACTTTTTGATATATTTTTGACTATTTTAAATAAAATATATTTTATTTTATATTATTATATATATATTTATATATTTTATAAATAATAAAAATTATTTACTTGAAAAAAAAATGTCATTATTCATTGAAAAATTAGGAAAGAAAGGGGCTAAGAAGATATTAGGCCGTCCAGTTGCTATTATACAAGAAAAAGCAAGTGGTAAGCCAGTTGGATTTTTAAAGTGTATGGAGACATTAGAAGGCGGTGAAGAATTAGTTGAATTGCCATCAGATTTAGAATTTAAAATGTGTCCAGAAACACGCGAAAATCTTGTAAATTCTTTATTTATAACTGGACCAGCAGGGAGTGGAAAATCAACTATATGTGCGGATTATTTGAAAGCATTTGACCAAATATTTGATGTTGAGCCAGAATATAAAATTATTATTAGTGCGGATAATATTGATGACCCAGCATTTGAAGGCATACCGCATTTACGTATTTGTGTTGATGATGAATTTGCAGAAAATCCATTAACATTAGATGATTTAACTAATAAAACAGGTTCAAAAAAATCAGTAGTTGTATTTGATGATATTGAGGGTATTGTTGATAAAAAAAGATTAAAGGCATTAGAAGGATTAGTTGAAAGTTGTTTAACTTGTGGGAGAAAAAGAGGAATAAATACTTTATTTATATCACATCGTAGTGCAAATGGAAAGCAAACAAGAATGATTTTAACAGAATTAAATGGCGTTGTTTGGTTCCCACAGCTTGGCACATCGCGCAATTTGACATATATGTTAACACACCATTTAAGTATTCCAGAAGAAATGAGAAACTATTTAAAAAACTCAGATTGGGGACGAAATATTACATTACTCACATCAGTTCCACAAATGTTATTAGGTGAACATAGAGCTGCAATTTATAATCACGATGATGTCAGTGCAACTTTTAAAAAGAAATCAATTATTGATAAGAAGAGAGCACAAATGGATGCTGAAGAAAGTTTAGGTCTTAGATAAATACAGTAAAAATATAAACTGAATTATAGCATATATATACTTATTTTTTTGTTATATATCGTTCTATATACTTTTGGGAAAAAGGGGGAAACGGAAATGTTCTTATAGTAAAAATTCTGAATCCCCTTTTTTCCCAAACGCATTATATGCTAATTTGTTCTAGAATAATAAAAATAATAAATATAAAATATAAAAAAATAATATAAATATATATGCTATAATTCAGATAAAAAATGTCATTATCAATTTTAGAATTATTTAAAGGGACAGGTTCAGTTGGAAAAGTTGCCCATAAAATGGGTATACAATCAGTGTCATTAGATTTTGTTGATAAATATGAACCAGATATATTAGTTGATATATTATTATGGGATTATAAAAAGTGGCAAAAAAGAACTAAATTTATCCCAGACTTTATTTGGGCATCTCCACCGTGTAATACATATAGCCCATTAGCATATCCATTACGAGAACGAAATCCAAAAACAGCAACACCATATAGCGAACGTGCAAAAGTTGGAACGATGATTTTATATAAGACATTAGAAATTATTACTTTTTTTAAAAAATTAAATCCAGATTTATTATTTGTAATTGAGAATCCAAAGGGTATGATGAGAAATGATAAAAAAATGAAAAAATTAAATTTATCAACAACTTTGTATTGTTTATACGGTGATAAAAAAAGAAAATTAACTGATTTTTTCAATAATGTCCCAGGTGGATTAGGATTAAAAGAAGTTGCACCGTGCCCAAATCCAGATATGATTATACCAGTTGTAGATTTAAAATTAGATGATAGATATAGTATTCCCCCAAAATTAATAAAAGCAATTTTACAAAAACTTATTAAAGAGTATGTTTAATTCTTTTACATTCTTATCTAAATTAGTAGATTTGCCCCATAATAATGCAGCTGAGAATAATGCAGGGCTCGGAATGAGATTATCTATTAAATGTTGTTCATTATGATTTTTAAGATGACGAGCCCAATAATTAAATCTAATTTTTTTGTCGCCGTGGTCTATGTATGTCCCATTAGCATAATCTTTGAGACCAAAATCATATTTTGAACCATCATTTAAAAATACTCTATAGCGTTTGTCTTTTTTTGGGCTATCAACTAAATTTACGATTTGAATTTTTTGAGACATTTTTTTTTAAAAAGTGTTATATATATATAAATATAAATGAAGAATTTTTATTTAAGTTTTTATTCTGGATTTTTTACATTTGGAATTTTTAACATATATAATAGTAATAAGCAATTAAAGCATATTGAAAATGAATTACAGCTTAACGGATTCAGATATACGCGAATTTGTAGAAAATGATATACCAGTTATGACATATAGCGAGTTAGTTGATGATGGTGTATTAAATGTATTATTATCAAGCCCATCTAATGCATGTATATTTTTAGTAAGACAAAGCGAAACCTATGGGCATTGGGTATTAATATGGCTAAAAAAAGAAGGAAATGAAAAGGGTCTATATATTTATGATTCATATGGAAATACCCCAGATTCTAAAGAATGGAAAAAATACGTATCAGAAGATGTTTTAAAATCAGTTCACCAAGAAGAGCCATTTTTATTAAAAGAATTATATGATAGTGGATTTAATATTTACTATAATGAATATAAACATCAATCAAATGATAAAAATGTTGCAAGTTGTGGGCGTCATTGTTGTGTCCGTAGTTGTTTTTTAGATATGGATACTGATGAATATAATAATATGATTACAGAAGGCAATTTATCACCGGATAAAAAAGTATTAGAATTAAGTAAATTAATTTTAAATAAATAACTAACCTTTTTTGTCGGTTTACGAAATACTTCGTATTTCTTCAACCTAAAAAAGCTTTACCAAAAAAATAATACTTAATATATTTTTTTTTAAAAGTATTTATACTAATATATATAACAAGTTTAAAATTTAGAAAATAATTTTTATAAATTAAATTTTTGGTAAAGCTTTTGAAGCTCGAAGAGAAACGAAGTTTATCGTAGAGCGGTAAAAGATTAAGAATGTCATTAAAATCTGCTATACAAAATGGTAATAGTTTTGCGTTTGAACAAAGTGGAATTCAATATGTTAAAGCTAAACAATTTAGAATATCAACACCAGGTGGAATTATTTTTAGCGATGGGTCTCAATTAGTTAGTGCAGTAGGAAATACTGGAGCAACTGGGGCAACTGGTGCAACTGGTAGTGTTGGAGCAACTGGAGCAACTGGAGCAAGGGGGCAAGATGGCGCGGCATCTTCAACTGGAGCAACTGGGGCAACTGGTGCAACTGGTGCAACTGGAAATATGGGGGCAACTGGGAGTATGGGGCCAACTGGAGCAACTGGAAATATGGGGGCAACTGGGAGTATGGGGCCAACTGGAGCAACGGGAAATATGGGGGCAACTGGGAGTATGGGAGATACTGGCGCAACTGGAAATATGGGGGCAACTGGGAGTATGGGAGATACTGGTTCAACTGGAATGACTGGTTCAACTGGAATGACTGGTTCAACTGGAAATATGGGACCAACTGGAATGACTGGTTCAACTGGAAATATGGGGCCAACTGGAGCAACTGGAAATATGGGACTAACTGGATTAATGGGACCAACTGGAATGACTGGCTCAATGGGAGATACTGGCGCAACTGGTCCACAAGGTGACGCAGCAGATGCATCTTTATGGTCTACCTTTCCAGCGACTACTTTAGTAAATATGAATTATAATGATGTGAGATACATTGACTCTTTATCTGCTGATAATTTGAACGCAAGTAACAATATTACAGTTGATAATAGCACACAAACTGGAACTTTATTAGATTTACCAAATGTCACTGCGAGTGGTCCTTTATTTGTCATTTTTGAAACTCCTATAAATGGTGCTCCTTGGAATCTGAGTGGATTTGGAAATCCAGTGAGAGTCAATCAAAACACCGCTAACATGATTCAAGGAGTAACTTACTATTTGAC